CCCCTATAAACCCTACTATCCCACCTGTACTCCCTCCTGACCCTCCTGTCATCCTCACACACTCTCTACCATCAGTGTCGAAGGCTGGGGTAGACCTCATCAAACAATTCGAGGGGAACAAATTAACCTCCTATTTATGTCCCGCTAATGTCTGGACTATAGGCTACGGGGCAACTGGGCCAGATATAAGGGCCGGAATGACGTGGACCCAGGAGAAATGCGAGGACCGATTGACTCAAGATCTGATTAAGTTCAGCTCTGGGGTGGCACTATTGACGCACACCCCTATATCCAGCAATCAGCTTAACGCATTTGTCTGCCTTGCCTATAATATAGGACTGGAGGCATTCAGAAAATCTACCGCTCTCCACCGCTTTAATTCGGGTGATATCAAAGGGGCAGCGGAGGCTATTTTGATGTGGGATAAGGTAAAGGTTAACGGCAAAGCTATTTCTTTATTGGGATTGCGTCGCAGGAGGGAAGAGGAAAGAAGATTATTTCTTAGTTGATAATTTAACGCGGGCTACTATATAGATCAAAGTTAATGGGATAGACAAAGGCAGACAAAGCCACATAACCCCTAATACCCCTTTGGCATAAAATTTAATTTTTACCAGTCCCATGCTACTAACCCTCTTTTGTTGTATCCTGTAACATTGCAGTGCTTACACCAGGTTTTAATTAGGCCGGTGCCTATATCCTCGTGCGCACACCCATACCGAGTCTCCACACAATCCTCGACCTCTTTTGAGCTGAGAGTTGTAAGCACTAAATTTGAACCAGTAGCAATATAAAATTCATAATTCATATAATCTTTATGGTCTACATAATAACAAATCTTGGCTAATCCGAAAGCTTCCTCCTCGTTGTACCCTAGGAACTCTCGGTAGGTATACAGCTTGAATTTGACGAGTTCGGATGCCCTCATGTTTACCCTTTTATTAAATTTAAATGCTTATAAGCATATTAGTTAGATTTAACGACGCTTCTGATAACTTTTATAAACCCTTGACCTTCCTTTTCTACAGTGAACGCTGGAACTAACTGCTCCTCGTCAAAGTTCTTTTTGAAAAATTCCTCAGAAAAGAACGGGGTTGTAGCAGACCACAGTCTAGCATTCTCGGCTTTTACTCTTTCAAGCTCAGTTTCAAGTATACTCTGATTAATACGCCCGTGTATTGTGTAGCTGATTGAGTGCCACAGGAGATTGCCTGAGATGACAGAGTATCGATCCGAGCAGTGGGATAGGATTGCGGCCGCTAGGGATATAGCGTAGCCTCTGACTATACAAACTGAAGCTATGTTATTTTTAGTCATTTCATCCAGGGTTATTAGTATCTCATCGGATGTAGGGCTTAGTTCCCCGCCGAATGAGTCGATATATATGACTACCTCTTGTTTATTCTGCAAGGCAGACTTTAGAGAAAAGAGTAAAAACCCTAGATTAGTCTCGACCTTACCGCCGATAAGTGCCTGTAATGGGTTGGCGTTAGCTGGTCCGGCGACAATACTTCCTAGGATTGAGTAAAATTCCTTATGACCTCTAGGAATTGATAAATCCCCCTCCGCATCAACCATGATAGTAGTCGAGACGAATTTTTCTTGTGGGGAGGCGATCAGTAGGCCAGTAATAAACATTAACGCGGCGATAACTCTAATCATATTATTTTCTCCTTGATATCTTTTCGGCGTAAACTCGCAAAACTTGAGTTATTTGAAAAACCCAGTTAAAATACTTTTAACCGTTTCTATATGCCCCTTATCATTGATATAATGGTCTCTCTTGTTTAGCCCAAGATATCTAGGAAATGGGTTAGACTTATCAATATGGCGTACCCCGTAGACTACTGCCATAAGCATGTCACAGTGACCCATAGCCTCCGTACGCACGAAGTCCTTCCTATTCTGAGTGTATCGGCCATAGCGCATAACGGCAATGGTATGCTTGCATCTAGGGTGAACCTCAATTTCACTATTCGCGAATAGCATTCGAGTCATATTTATGCCAGCTTCTAAAGACCCTTGACCCTTTTCTGGCGTCCTCATAGTAAAGCCCTGGGTGTTTAAATCCACTCGTATTTGTCCAGGGGCATCGGCGATTCTGGTTCTATACTCAGTGAGCCATTTAACGCCGGATTCCATCTCAACAGAGGCCTGCTTAATCGCCTCAGTAGAGGAGTTTTTATCTAACATTCGCTCATCGTATATGCATATTTTTGCACGTTCAAAATCATAATAATATAGTATTAACGCGTGCTTATCTACAGTGCCGCCGAAATCTATTGACACGCGGTAATTCGCATGTGACGGGGGAGTCATTGCGTTAATATGGCTATCGTTAAACTCTGGAATAATTGATGAGGTTAAACTTCTGATTACTTTACATAAATATTCACGTTCCCACTGCTCATTCGATACACAACGAGCTTTTGCCTCTTCAATTTGATCCGGCAGTAGTTGCGGGTTGTCGTAAATAGTAAATTCTAGAAGCGTTCCGAGCACTTCGCATTTAGGGGCCACTACCGCATGGATGTAATGGTCTGGATCTTCAGATGACGTGGTTACATGAATCAATTTCCCCCTACTTCTAAGTAGTTGAGGGCCGATAACGCTACCAATAGCGGACTTATAATCTTCGCTTGGGGTGAACCCCCCCTCTTCGAGTATAATCAAGCTAGCATTACCCCCGCGCTTTCCGTCGATATGCGCACGTGCCAGCGGGCCGATACGGATTTGACTAAGTGCTGATGTGATTTCCTTAGGGTCGCCGGTGCCGCCAATATACCAACGTTTATCGGATTTTTTACGGTCAATAAATCCAGCAGGGGCCAACTGCTCAATGACTCTTAGGTTATCATTAATAATATCAATTACTTGTGATTCAGTGTTAGAGAATATCCTAACGATCGACCCGGGATTTCTAACCGCGTGCTCGATCGCGGCGCAAATAGTTACAAAAGATTTTCCTAACTGCCGAGAGCACAGAATTAAAATTTCTTTTTCGGGAGTGTTAATTACCGTGTCCCGAATTTTACGTTGGGTGTCATGAAGCAGGAACGACAGGTCGCCCCGTCGAAATAAACTATGCACCATGGTCTCAACCAACGGATCGGTCTCCATCTGGTCGAGTAGGGTCGTTAGGTAGTTCGAATTGTTAGCTGGGTTGAATTGATCTGCGGTCATGCTATCTCCAGGATAGGCCGTAGGATTGACGAGAATGCCCCTAGAATCGATTTCATGAGGTGTCGGGCGGCCTTGGTATTACCGGTCATTTTCAGCCCCTAGGATTCGAGTTTTTAGGGTTACTAAGTTCTCTCTTACGCGTACACGCACACGTATATATATATACTAGTATATAATATAATAATATATATAACAAGAACCATTGGATTATATTATATATATACTAGTATATAATATAATAATATATATATAGGGATCCATGTGATTAGTGTATATTCTTAATTATATTATATATATACTATAGTTATATTAGAGAGATAGATCTATTATATAATATATAAATATCCTGTCAAGAGGAATTTTTGACGGTCCTGTAATTACACACCATAAATCTTATCTCTCAGATTTCCTTGACGATATAACAGAAATTAGATATAATTAAGCATAGTTTTCTCTTCTGGAGGTTTTAGTGAGTAATTATAACGACGGAAAAACATACTGGGCAGCTCTTGAAAATCAAGATCTATTACTTGAACTGCACAGGCATAACGAGAACTATTACAGGGACTTGCAAGATACTAAGCTGTTTTATGTGTGGGAACGCAGCTACATGGCCTACTATGGAGCCCAACTTGGGTCATCTAACTTCTCAGGACAACTATTTGATTCTACGGAGATAACCCGCAGTGGTGAACGTAATCAGATAACCAATCTTAAGACCAACCACTATCGTAACCTAATCCAGCATACTTTACAGTTGGTTACGGCGGACCGTCCCGCATGGTCGTGCCGAGCGTCTAACACGGATTATAAAAGCCAAGTCCAATGTATCCTTGGAAAGGGCCTATTAGACTATTATTTTAGGGAAAAGAACTTCCAGAAATACTATAAGCAGGTAGTGGAAAACGCCCTAATTTTTTCGGAAGGATGGATCTACGCACCGTGGAGCGAGACCAGCGGTAACAAGCTGATAACAGATGCAGAAACAGGTGTTAATCTTTTTGAGGGGGACTTTGAATTCAGCGCGCACAGCCCCTTGAACGTTATCCGAGATATAAGTATCCGAAATGACGAACGGCATGAGTGGTTAACTGTACGTACGTTTGAAAATAAATATAATCTAGCTAGTAAATACCAAGAATTCGCGGACGCTATCTTAATGGAAAGCTCGGAGTTTATTGGTAAATATGATCAACTAGAATCTTTTGACATGAGAATTAGACGAGGGGCTAAAGTTGAAACGGATCGCATCCCCGTTTGGACTTGGTATCATATTCCTACGGAGGCCCTTCCCGAGGGACGTATGTGTATCTACACACAAAACGAAATGTTATTTTCTGGCCCTATGCCATATGAAAAAATTCCATTGTATCCAGTATTTCCAGAAAACTTAATTGGCACGCCTTACGGATACAGCCCTGCGTTTGATTTGCTTGGGCCACAGCAGGCAATCGATATTTTAACCTCCACAGTAATGACAAACAACGCGGCTAACGGCGTTCAAAACTTATGGACTCGTAAGGGTGATGATATCAGCGTGGGGGATCTCGGTGGAGGCCTTAAGCACCTAATGTCAGAAGAACGGCCTGAGGGCATTCAATTAACGAAATCCGCCCCAGAAACCTACTCATTCCGAAGAGAGCTGATCGAGGAAATGGAAACCCTTATGGGTATCTCCTCCACGGTCCGAGGTAACCCAGAGGCGTCCCTTAAGTCAGGCGCGGCCCTAGCT